GCGAGAGAGAGGACAGGTTGGTGGCCTGTTAATAATGATGTGATGCTGTATGTGAATCGTCCTGAGACATTTAGGGTGATAGACCAGATGATTGAGGACTATGATATTTGGAAGCAGTATGTCTGGAGGACTCAGCAACATATCTGGAATATGAAGCAAGAGCTAGATTGGGCTGATAAGGCTATTCGGATTGTTGAGTCTGAGGTGATGAACCAAAGCATGAAGAGGTGGCAGATTGGGGAGTTTATTGTCCACTTCTATGGAATGCCACTAGAAGAGAAGATTAAGAATGCCTATGCAATGGCTGCTTTGTTTCCCGATGGGGTTCCTGTGTTTAAGATAAACAACGAAGGCCCATTACCGAATGTTGTTGAATAAGGAGTATATATGGCTGGTTTTCCAATGAGAAGAGCGTTAGAGAAGAAGATTGAAGAGCTTGGAGGGATAGAGTTCGTTACCGCACATATAAGTCAGGGAATGACCATTGGGAGGTTGGCTGAGTTCATAGAATGCTCCAGACCCATGCTTTCCTTCTGGATTAACCATACTGATGAGCGTAGAGATGCGGTACTCGCTGCACGTAAGCTAAAGGCTGAGAAACTGGCAGAAGAGGCTTTAGACATTGCTGACCAAGCAGATGAGACAAGCAATAGTGGAGTGAATAAAGCCAGACTTCAAGTCGATACTAGGAAGTGGATGGCCTCCAAGCTTGATCCTGAGAACTACGGAGATACCGCCAAAACCCAAGTCAATATCTCTTTAGGTGATCTACACCTCCAAGCCCTTAAGCACATGGGTAAGGCTGAAGTTGTAACATTGGAAAACAATGGCACATAACCCATTTATCCAGTTCATTACCCTATACAGGAGTGATCCTGTTCTGTTCGTTAAAGAAGTCCTAGGAGTAGAGCCTGATGATTGGCAGAAGGACTTTCTTAACGCTGTAGCTACTGGTGAGAGAAAGATCTCAATCAGGTCTGGTCACGGAGTGGGTAAGTCCACAACGGCATCATGGGCAATGCTGTGGTTCTTGTTGACCAGGTATCCCGTCAAAGTCGTGGTGACTGCCCCTACTTCTGCCCAACTGTATGACGCTTTGTTTGCCGAGCTAAAGAGGTGGGTCAAAGAACTACCCCAACCTATCCAAGACCTACTTGATGTCAAACAAGAGAGGATCGAACTCAAAGCTTCCGCTACAGAGGCGTTCATCTCTGCTCGAACCAGTAGGGCTGAACAGCCCGAAGCCCTACAAGGTGTTCATTCTGAGAATGTCATGTTGGTTGCGGATGAGGCTTCTGGTGTTCCAGAGGCAGTATTCGAGGCTGCTGCAGGTTCTATGTCTGGACACAATGCTCTAACTATCCTACTAGGCAACCCCGTCAGGTCTTCTGGCTTCTTCTTTGACACACATAATCGGCTCAAAGATGAGTGGTGGACAAAGAGAGTATCCTGTATTGACTCTACTCGGGTGAGTAAAGAGTACGTTGAGGACATGAAATCCCGCTATGGCGAGGAAAGTAATGCCTATCGGATCAGGGTTTTGGGTGAATTCCCAAGGAGCGATGATGACACGATTATTCCTATGGAGTTACTTGAGTCTGCTAAACACAGAGACACAAGAGCTTACGAAGACGCTCCGATCATTTGGGGACTTGACGTTGCTCGGTTCGGCTCTGACTCGTCAGTTCTGTGTAAGCGTCAATCCAATGTGGTTCATACACTAGAGCGTTGGAGAAACCTAGACCTGATGCAATTAACAGGTGCAGTAGTCGCTCAATACGAAGCTTGTGACCACAAGAGCCGCCCAACAGAGATTCTGGTTGACTCTATCGGCCTCGGAGCTGGTGTTGTTGACCGACTAAGGGAACTAAAACTACCCTGCCGTGGGATTAACGTGTCCGAAAGTCCTGCTATGGGTGGGACGTATTTGAACCTAAGAGCAGAACTATGGCATAAAACCAAGGCTTGGCTTGAGAAACGGGACTGCAAGATACCCAATAATGAGGATTTCATTGCTGAACTGGCAACAGTTAGGTACACATTTACATCTAACGGAAAAATAAAAATCGAATCTAAAGACGATATTCGCAGACGGGGCTTGAAATCTCCCGATATGGCTGACGCTTTTGTCTTGACATTTGCCTCAGATGCCGCCACCATCTCTTGGGGGTCTAACTTGTCTTGGGGAAAACCAATTAAAAGGTTAATCCGAGGCTTGGTCTGATTGCCGTTGCCATTTTGAGCCACCCTAAAAAAGTGGCTCTTTTTTTTATTAACACAATATGGTAGTATTACGCAACCTATATTGGAGATTCCTATGAAAATGGATGAAGCCGCCAACAAGATTGGCAAGGTAATGGGCGAATACAAGCGTGGCAAGCTCAAGTCTTCCTCTGGTCAGAAGGTTAAATCCCGTGACCAAGCTGTCGCTATCGCCATGAGTGAGGCTCGTGCCATGCCAAAGCGTGGTGGTAGAACTGCAACCAATCGGAGCAAAAAATGAAGCAAGGTTTATATGCCAATATCAATGCCAAACAAGAACGAATTAAAGCTGGCTCTAAAGAAAAGATGCGAAAGCCTGGCACTAAAGGTGCGCCTACTGCTAAAGACTTTAAGCAAGCGGCTAAGACTGCTAAAAAGAAATGATTAAGCGTGGTTCAGAAGAGTTCTCTGGCTACAACAAGCCAAAGAAAACTCCTAACCACCCAAAGAAAAGCCATGCTGTATTGGCTAAGTCTGGTGACGAAGTGAAGTTAATTCGCTTTGGTCAACAAGGTGTTTCTGGAAGTCCTGATGGATCTAAAAGAAACGAAGCATTTAAAGCCCGTCATGCTCAGAATATTGCCAAAGGCAAAATGAGTGCAGCATTCTGGGCAAACAAGGTTAAATGGTAACTATGAACTGCCCAACCGCAACCTATGACATCAAGTTCAACTTAAAGAATCGTAATTGGGCGATCAAGAATGTTGACTATGGTCCTGCCAACCCAGAAGAAGATAACGAAGAATACTGGCAGAACCTTGCTGATATGTGGTCAGTATCTATTGATGAAGTTCAAGAGATGCGTTGCGGTAACTGCGCTGCCTTTATCCAAACCCCCGAGATGCTTGACTGTATCCTAAAAGGTATAGATGAAGAGACTGATGGCTATGCCAAAGATGTCCAAGGTGCGGCTAATCTTGGCTACTGTGAACTGTTTGATTTCAAGTGTGCAGGTGAGCGCACCTGTTCAGCATGGCTATTGGGTGGCCCTATCACCAAGAAGATGACCAAGAATCAGCAGAATATGTTGATGATGGCTAAGACCGAATACGACATGGAAGATGAAGGAGAAGAATAATGGGTGATTTTTTTGCTGCTCTATTGGAATCTTTAAAAGGTGGTAATGTTGAAGTTGGCGCTGGAGGTGGAATGTCTGAAGCAGTTGCTAGTGGCGGCATGGCTCCACCCTCCACAATGGAAAAGTTAGGAAGTACTGTTGGTGTACTTGGTAATGAAGCTATTGCACCTACTATGCAAGCCTATAAAACCTTTACCAATCCAAATGCTACTGCTGGCGATATGTTGTCAGGCGCATATAAGTATGCTTTCAGCCCACAAGGGAAACAAGATGAGCAAATGATGGCTCCACAGCAATTTAGCATGAGTGGTGGTATGGGTGGTATGGCAAATAACTATGTTGGTGGCATTCCATCACTACTCCAAGGTTATGGCGGTGCATCACAAGGTATTCTTCCATACATTGCTGGACGTTAAGGATTTAAAATGAAACAAGATAACCCAATGTTGATGGCTGAAACCTTGCAAGGCGAGATGCAAGAAGATGAGGTAATGTCAGAAGAGCAACTTCAAGGCGTTATTTCTGCTGAAATTTATGATGCTATTTCTTTCATTGATGATGACATTGGTGGCAATCGTGCGATGGCTACTGAATACTATTACGGACAACCCTTTGGTGACGAAGAAGAAGGACGTTCACAAGTAGTATCAATGGACGTACGTGATACTGTACAAGGCATACTGCCTAGCTTGATGCGTATTTTCTTTGGCCCAGAGCGTGTGGTTGAGTTTGCCCCACAAGGACCAGAGGATGTACAGTCTGCTGAACAAGCGACAGACTATGTAGACTTTATTTTCAAGCGTGATAACCCAGGCTTTAAGATTTTGCACTCGGCATTCAAAGACGCTTTGGTACGCAAATGCGGTATTGTGAAGTACTGGTGGGATGAGTCTGTTGAAGTTAAAGCAGAGTCATTCTCTATGCTTGATGAGCAGACAATGATGTTCCTAACTCAAGACCCAGACATTGAGATTTCTGCGGTGCGTGAGTATCCGATTCCTGGCATGGCAGAACAGAATGCCGCCCAAGGAATTATGACTCCACCTCCCATGATGTATGACGTGGAGATCAAGCGCAGAATTAAATCAGGCAAAGTCAAGATTGAGGCCCTACCTCCTGAAGAGTTCCTAATTGACCGCAGAGCAAAGTCCATTGATGAGGCTACTTTTGTAGGCCACAGGGCTATGAAGACTGTTTCCGATCTAGTCGCAATGGGCTATGACTACGATGAGATGGTTGAGGTTGCTGGTAATGGTAATGACTTTGACAACAACGAAGAGTACCAAGCACGTAATCCATTTGCTGTTATCAGTACTTCAAATAATGGTGATCCATCTAGCAAGAGTGTTCTCTACATTGAAGGCTACTTAAAGGTAGACTTTGATGGCGATGGCATTGCTGAAATGCGTAGGATTTGCACAGTCGGTACTGGCAACAAAGTTATCCGCAATGAAATTGTTGATAGCCGTCAGTTTGCTGACTTCTGCCCAGATCCAGAACCCCATACCTTCTTTGGTATGTGTCCTGCTGATGTAGTAATGGACATTCAGCGCATCAAATCCAATGTCCAACGTGGTATTTTGGACTCTTTGGCTCAGTCTATCCACCCACGTACAGCAATCGTGGAAGGTCAGGCCAACATGGAAGACGTGTTGAATACAGAAGTTGGTGCTGTTATTCGGATGAGAGCGCCAGGTATGGTTCAACCGTTTACAACTCCATTTGTTGGTCAGGCAGCATTCCCAATGCTTGACTACTTGGATGACATTAAACAGACCCGTACAGGCATTTCTAAGGCCGCCTCTGGCCTAGATGCGGATGCGTTGCAAAGCACTACTAAGGCCGCAGTATCTGCGACTGTTAATGCCGCACATCAGCATATTGAGATGATTGCCCGTACCTTTGCTGAAACTGGTTTGCGTAAGTTATTTACTGGCATCTTGAAACTCGTTATTGAGAATCAAGATAAAGCCAGAATGATTCGTTTGCGTAATACATTCGTGCCAATTGACCCCCGTTCTTGGGATGCCAATATGGATGTGATTGTTAATGTAGGCGTCGGTGATGGCACTATTGAAGACAGAATTAATGTGTTGAGCCAAGTGGCTATGCGTCAAGAAATGCTGATTAAAGAAACTGGAGTTAATAATCCTGTTGTTTCTTTGCCACAGTATACAAATACCTTAACTAAGCTTTTACAGTTGGCAGGTATTAAGGATTCACAGAATTACTTTAACCAGTTGCCTGTTGACTTCCAACTGCCAGAGCCACCCCCACCAAAGCCTACTCCAGAGGAGATGTTGGCTCAAGTACAGGTTCAGTCTATCCAAGCTGATATTCAAAAGAAGGCAGCTGAATTGGATTTAGAGCGCCAAAAAATGATTATGTCTGATGATCGTGAAAGAGATCGTGTTGAACAAGATGGTATTTTGCGTAGATATGAGCTAGAATTGAAATATGGTGTACAAATTCAAAGTGCGGAGATTAATGCCGCAATGAATACAGACCGAGAATTAATCCGTCAACAGGCTGCAATGAATCAGACGCAAGTCCCTCAACAGCCCCAACCAATGATGTAAATGGACGATCTAGAAATTAACCTCGCAAGAGGAGACAGAGCAAAGTTACTTCTTGAGGATGAACTCCTCAATGAGATGCTTAAACGAATTGAAGATGACTGTTATCGTGAGATTCGTTCTTCCAAACTAATGGAAGGACCAGTTAGAGAGCAAGCTTACTTGCTTCTGACAACAGTTGATATTCTGAGAGCAAAACTACGCTCTGTTATGGATACAGGCAAGATGGCAGAAGTTGCCCTTGTACGTAGACGGGGAAGACCCCCGAACAAATGATTGTTAAACTAAGAGGTAAATATGTCCGATAACGCAAACGCAGTCGGTTCGATTACAGTAAACCAAGCAGCGCAAAGCTTTGCTTCCATGCTAGACAGCCAAGAGGGTGTTGACACTGGTGCAGAGGCGCAACCAGAGGAGGAGCAATCCGAATCTGAGTCTGAGGAAGTGGAATCTGCGGAGACGCAAGATGAAACAGAGGAATCTTCCGAGGAAGTAGAAGGCGAAGAAGAGGAAGCTGAAGAAGAAGCTCCAAGGGATGAGAAGTTTGTTGTCAAAGTTGATGGCAAAGAAATCGAAGTCCCGAAGGATGAACTGATCCGAGGCTACCAACGTGAAGCTGACTACACACGGAAAACGCAGAAACTGGCAGAAGAGCGCAAATTAGTCGAGTCTGAGTTTCAGCAAGTACGTGGAGAGCGTGAACAATACTCTCAGATATTAGGACAATTACAGCAGAAATTGCAGGAGTTTGAGCCTCCAGAGCCTGATTGGAACCGATTGGAAGTTGAAGACCCAACTGAATATGCCCGTCAATGGACATCACATCAGCGTAGGCAACAACAGAAATATGCGGTTCAAGCAGAGCAACAAAGGCTTAACCAAGTGCAACAAGTTGAACAACAGAAGCATTTGCAACAAGTAATGGCGCAAGAAATTGCAAGTTTGAAAGAGAAAATTCCAGAGTGGAGTTCTCCAGAGACAGCCAAAACAGAAGGTAAAGCTTTATTGGAATATGGCCAGAATTTAGGGTTTTCTGAGCAAGAGTTGAGTACGATTACAGATTCACGGGCATTGCTTGCGCTTCACAAAGCGTGGAAGTATGACCAGATGATGAGTAAGCGTCCTGAGTTCCAAGCTAAGATTAAGAAGGCTCCTAAGATGGTCACTCCTGGTTCAGCAGGTAGCGTGAGTTCTAAGTCTAGTGATATAAATAACGCAAAAAAGCGTCTTGCACAAACTGGAAGCGTCAGAGATGCCGCATCCCTTTTCGAGAAATTTATTTAAGGAATTATCATGGCTGCTATTACAAACACGTACACCCGATTTGACGCTAAAGGCGTTCGGGAAGATCTTTCAAACGTCATTTATCAGATCTCTCCAGAAGAGACTCCATTCATGAGCAATGTTGGTCGTGAGAACGTCACCAACACTTTCTTTGAGTGGCAAACTGATGATTTGGCTGCTGCTATCACAACTAATGCTCAGATCGAGGGTGATGACATCACTTCTTTCACAGCAGCAACTGCTACAGTTCGTTTGGGTAACTACACTCAGATCAGCCGTAAAGACGTGATTATCTCTGGCACTTTAGAGTCAGTTGATAAGGCAGGTCGTCGCTCAGAATTGAGCTACCAAATGGCTAAAAAATCTGCGGAAATTAAGCGAGACATGGAGGCCACAATGTTGGCTAACCAAGCCGCTACTGCTGGTTCTACATCTGCCGCCCGTAAAACAGGTGCATTGCTGGCCTTCTTGAAGACCAATACTAACGAAGGTACTGGTGGTTCTGATCCTTCATACACTACCATTCCTGATGCGGCTCGTACAGATTCCACAGCAGGTAACTTGCGTTCATTCAGCGAGACATTGCTGAAGGATGTAATCCAGAAGGTTTGGACAGAAGGTGGTTCACCATCTATCGTTATGGCTGGTCCTGTTAACAAGCAGAACTTGTCTAAGATGGCTGGTATTGCTGGTCAGCGTTTCAATGTGACAGGTCCTAAGCCTTCTACAATTATTGGCGCTGCAGATATTTATGTCTCCGATTTCGGAAACGTGAGTATTGTTGCCAACAGGTTCCAACGTGATCGTGATGTTTTCGTGCTTGATCCTGAGTACGCAAGCGTTGCTTATCTGCGTCCTTTCCAGACAGTTGAACTGGCTAAGACAGGTGATGCCGAGAAGCGTATGCTCTTGTGCGAGTGGGGCTTGAAAATCAAGAACGAGAAGGCTCATGGAGCAGTCTACGACTTGAACACTACAATTCAGAGCTAATCTGAGTAACCAAGGGTGGGCTAATAACCCACCCTTTTTTTATGACTACAAAAATCTTTGACATAAACTCAGAAATGGGGACCAAAAAGCTTTGGCATTACGATGCTGACAAAGATGAGGCAACCATTCAGACAATCATTGATGCTACCGAAGTGGTAGAAGCAAACAAAGAACGATTTAATTCGTTTGATGAGAAGGCCAATTGGAAGGGTGATTTGCACCATGTTGCATCTATCCCAATGGCTTTGTATTATCAAATGAAAGCAGAAGGTAAGCTTGATGACCAAGCCTACATGAAGCGTTGGTTGAATGACCCTGATAATCGTGCATTTCGCACAAGACCTGGAGAAGTTTAATGGATAGTAAGACCATTGGGATATTAGTCCCAACACGGGACTTTGTTAATTCTGGATTTGCTTTTGATTTAGCTAAGCTAGTAGGATTTACTGTAGGTACAACAAATCACAAAGTAGTGATCTACACTAGTTCTGGAACTTTACTGTCAGCACAACGTCAGGATTTGGCTAGGGATGCGGTGGCAGCAGAATGTACGCATACCCTATGGCTAGATAGCGATATGCGCTTCCCAAAGGATTCTATTATCCGATTACTGGCACATGATACTGGTATTGTCTGTGGAAACTATGCCAAGCGTAGATTCCCAACTGAACCGATTGCGGTGAAAAAAAATACCCCAGACATGGATGCAACTTTTATCAATCGGGTATATACTGAGGACGATTCAACAGGACTTGTTGAAGTAGACTACTGCGGAATGGGCGTAATGCTTGTTAAATCCGAAGTCTACAAATCTATGGAATATCCTTGGTTCGCTATCCCTTGGGTTCCCGCTGCGGAAGACTATATTGGTGAAGATGTATGGTTTTGCCGTAGAGCCGCCCAAAATGGGCATAAAACTTATATTGACCAAGATCTCTCAAAACAGATCTTTCATATTGGTACATTTGAGTACAAACATGAGCATACACTAGCGTGTAGGGATGTAGAAAATGGCACTTGATACCTTTAGCGGTTTAAAGACAACGATAGCGGATTATCTTAACCGGGATGATCTGACTTCTGCTATTCCAGGCTTTATTACATTGGCTGAAGCAAAGTTCAATCGTAAGTTGCGTGTAAGACAGATGGTTAAAAGGGCTACGGCTACTTTGGATACTCAGTATTTTGCCTTCCCATCTGACTTCTTACAGGCCAAAGAATTCCAACTGAATACAAATCCAATTACTTACCTACAGTATGTAACGCAGAATCAAGGTGATTACGGGTCTGCAACTAATTATGTTGCTAATGGTAAGCCTCTGTTTTATACAATTATTGGTACTCAGATACAAGTCATTCCAACTCCTGATACTGGTTATACGGGTGAACTTACATATTATGGTAAGATTCCTGCGCTGAGTGATTCAAACACAAGCAACTGGCTTTTGGCCTATGCCCCAGACTTGTACTTATATGGTTCTTTAGTAGAAGCAACACCATATTTAAAAGATGATGAGCGTCTAGCCGTTTGGAGTACGTTATATACAAACTCCTTGGGCGACATTGAAATAGCAGATCAAAGGGCGTCTGTTGCTTCAACTCCGATTGTTCGTGCCCGATCTTTGGGGTGATATATGGCAGGTTCTTTTACAGATTATCTTGAAGACAAGATTCTAAAGCACGTATTCACTAATACTGCTTATACATCTCCTACAACTGTTTATGTTGGACTGTTTACTGTTGCACCTACTGATGTGGGTGGTGGTACAGAGGTATCTGGTAGCGGATACGCACGTAAGTCTGCCGCCTTTACAGTAAGTGGTACAGGCACTTTAGCAACTAATAGTTCAGCAATTGACTTTGATGCGGCTACTGGTACTTGGGGAACAATTGTTGCCATTGCTATATTTGACGCACTTACAACAGGCAATATGCTTGCTTTTGCTGACCTAACGACAAGTAAGTCTATTGCAAGTGGTGATGTGTTACGCATCCCTGCTGGCGATCTTGACATCACATTGAGTTAATCATGGCATTAGTTCTTGCTGATCGTGTCAAAGAGACCACGACTACGACAGGAACGGGTACTCTTACCCTTGCTGGCGCAGCTACTGGTTTTCAATCATTTTCAGTAGTTGGAAATGGCAATACTACATACTATGCCATATCTTCTGCTAGTGGATCTGAGTGGGAAGTTGGAATTGGCACATACACATCGTCTGGTACAACATTAGCTAGAACAACAATTCTTGGATCGTCAAATAGTGGATCTGCTGTAAATCTTTCAGCAGGAACTAAAGATGTGTTTGTAACATATCCATCAGTAGTAAGTTCTGCTAGTCCTGTAATGATGCAAAGTGATACTGTTACCGAAAATATGACAGTTTATGCTGGAACAAATGGTTTTTCTGTTGGTCCTGTTACTCTTGTTTCGGGTAAATCTGTAACAGTAACATCTGGTCAAAGGTGGGTAGTTATATGAGCACTATTTCAGCAGGAACAACTACAACTACGGCGCTGGTCAGCACTGCTGACACTACAGGCAATTTGGTACTTACACCCACATCTGGGTTGGTGACTGTTAACGCTACTGGCGCTTTGACTTTGCCTGCTGGGACAACGGCTCAACGACCCAGCTCCCCTACAGCTGGGATGACTCGTTGGAACACAACCAACACAAACCTTGAAGTCTACGACGGGACTATCTGGGAGGCTGTTACAGTAACTCCGGCTGATGCGTATTCCGTTTATTTGAATGGGTGGGGTGGCGGCGGTGGTGGTTTTGTCACTAATGGTGGCGGCGGTGGCGGTGCAGCGTATGGTGTTGCTTTACTTACCATTTCAACTGCTTACGCGGTAGTGGTGGGTGGAGGCGGGGCGTATAGAGCCAATGGCTCTAATGGAGGAACAACTGTTGCCGGTGGTGGAGGTCTTGCTGGGTCTGTTGGAGCTGGCGGTCAAGGCGGTGGTTATTCAGGAATTTTTTTGACATCTGCTACGCAAGCTAACGCATTGTTAATTGCCGGGGGAGGTTCTGGTTCTGGTTTTGGCGCTGCTGGCGGTGCTGGTGGCGGGACTACTGGAGTTGATGGTAGTGGATCAAACTTTGGAACTGGTGGATCACAAAGCGCAGGCGGTCTTGGTGGGAATTCTCAAGGGGGAGTTACTAATGGATCGGCACTGCAAGGTGGCACTCCAAGCACTTTTGGTGATGGCGGCGGTGGCGGTGGCGGTGGCGGTGGCTATTGGGGTGGAGGCGCAGGTTTTAACGGAGATAGTCCTGCGGGGAACTCTGGTGGCGGTGGTGGTTCTGGGTACTTCAAGTCTGGCACAGTAACAAGTGCGGCGTTAACTGCTGGCAGCGGATCAACACCGGGGGACTCAAGTAATGCTTTGCGTGGCTCTTATGGTAATGGTGGTTCTGGTACAGGTAATGGTACTCAGGGCGTTTTTATTATTAGCTATTTGGGCGCACAACGAGGTACTGGTGGTACTGTAACTTCTTCTGGTGGTTACACATACCACACGTTCACAACCGCTGGCACATATACTGCGTAAGGACATAAAATGGCTTGGTACGCAAAAGTAGAAAATAACATCGTTACTGATGTGTTGTATTTGGTAGATACCAAAGATAGTGATTGGTTGTATCGAGAATATGGCGGTACATGGTTGAAATGTACGGAAGATGGCTCAATACGCCAATGCTTCCCAGGTGTTGGTTATGTCTATGACAGCCAAACTGATGCGTTCATTCCACCAAAACCATTTGCATCTTGGTTGTATAACCAAACGACTAATCAATGGTATGCACCCGTTACATATCCAACTGATGGCAAGCGTTATTTGTGGGATGAAGCCACAGTATCTTGGGTTTTGGTTCAATAAAGATTGAGGCAGACATGGCACATTTTGCAGAAATTGGATTAAACAACACGGTGTTGCGCGTTATTGTTGTAAGCAATGACGATTGCAAAGATCAGCATGGCGCTGAGTCAGAAACAATTGGCGCTAAGTTTTGCCACGATTTGTTAGGCGGTGTGTGGTTACAAACCAGCTATAACGGTAATATGCGCAAGAATTACGCTGGGATTGGTTATACATACGATTCAACTCGTGATGCGTTTATTGCACCCAAGCCGTTTGCTTCATGGACTTTAGACGAAACTACTTGCCAGTGGAATGCACCTGTTGCATATCCAATTGATGATAAGAAATACACTTGGGATGAGGCTACAACTTCTTGGGTTGAAGTAACCTCATAAGGAAAAATAATGGCATCAACGATTAACGCCGATAGTGGATCAGTATCAGGAAGTGCTGGTTTAAAGACAGTCGCTGATTCGTCTGGCGTTCTTGCGCTTCAAACAAATGGTACAACTGCGGTCACGATTGGCACAGATCAGAATGTTGTATTTAATTCTACGGGTTCATTAACTCTCCCAGTTGGCACTACAGCCCAACGCCCAACTCCTGCAAATGGGATGACCCGCATAAATACTTCTCTTGGGGTTCTTGAGGTGTATTCAACTGTTAATAGTTCTTGGAATACTATTTCTACCTTTGTAAATGTCGCATCTTCAATTGAACTTTTGATTGTTGCTGGCGGTGGCGGTGGTGGTAGTTTGGTAAATGGTGGCCGAGGCGGGGGTGGCGGTGCTGGTGGTTTGCTTTACTACGGCGCTGAAACACCAAAAACTCCTAATGGCGCTGCTGTAGCTGTTACGGCTGGTGTTTCCTATACCATCACTATAGGCGCAGGAGGGATTGCATCTACTACTGGAACTATTGGTGATGGTGTTAACTCCGCAATGACGATAGGTGCAACTACATATACCGCAGTTGGCGGTGGTGGTGGTGCTTATTCTGACGGGCAAACAGGGCACACTGGTGGCTCTGGAGGTGGTGGCTGGTACAACGGTCTTGTTGCCAGTAGTGGTACAGCCGGACAAGGAACTGCTGGTGGTGGCGGTACTTATGATGCTAATTATGGCGGTGGTGGTGGTGGCGGTGCAGGTGTAGCTGGCGGTAATGGTACGTCCTCTAGAGGAGGAAGTGGTGGTAATGGACTTGCTTATGTAATTAGCGGATCTTCAACCACATATGCAGGCGGCGGCTCTGGAGATTTGTGGGCTGGTACTGGCGTTACAAATGGAGGTGTACCGGGCACAGGCGGTGGCGGTACAGGTCAAAATATTTCGGGTGGTACAAACGGTGCAGCAAACACAGGTGGTGGTGGCGGAGCCGGATCGGGCCTTGGTGGTTCTGGAGTGGTTATTCTTCGTTATCCAGATACCTTTGCGGCGGCAACATCTACAACGGGTAGCCCAACCATTACTGTTGCTGGTGGTTACAGAGTTTATAGATTCACCGCCTCTGGTTCAATCACTTTCTAAAATAGCATGACTTCAACAGTTAATTCTGACAACGGAGCAGTTTCAGGTGTTCCAGGTGTAAAGAAGGATGGGGATTCGTCTGGCGTTCTTGCGCTTCAAACAAATGGCTCTTCAGCAATAACTGTAAGTACATCTCAAAATGCCACATTGAATTCCACTGGTGCAGTAACTCTTCCTATTGGTACAACGGCACAGCGGCCAGCAACCCCTGCTAATGGAATGACGCGCATTAACACGACTACAAATACTTTTGAGGTTTATTCAACAATCAACAGTAGTTGGAATACAGTTAGTACATTCACAAATGCCACTCCAACGGTGGAATATTTAGTTGTTGCTGGTGGCGGTGGAGGCTGTCAAGGGCGAAGTAGCGGTCAAGGCGGTGGCGGTGGTGGCGCTGGTGGGTATAGAACCGCATCTGGATTTGCTGTAACGGCTGGTTCGTCCATTACAGTTACTGTTGGCGCTGGAGGTACGGGGGGTGTTTATCCAAGCACCAATCCAACAAGCGGGTCAGATTCAGTTTTTTCATCTATCACGTCAACTGGCGGCGGTTCTGGTGGAGGCGCTTTTGCTTCCCCCCCTGTTGCTAATGGTGGCTCTGGCGGCGGTGCGGGTCAATATGGTGCGGCTGGTACGGGTATTTCTGGGCAAGGGAATAACGGTGGTACTGCGCCTGACGACGGTGCTGGCGGTGGTGGTGGAGCCGGGGCAGTTGGTGCAAATGGTGTAGGTCGTGTCGGTGGTAATGGTGGCGTAGGATCAGCTTCATCAATTACAGGAACTTCTGTTTTCCGTGCTGGTGGCGGAGGTGGTGGTGGAAATACTTCAGCGGCTGGCGGTAATGGTGGCGGCGGTATTGGTGGAGATTACGATGACAATATAGCGGCTACTGCTGGCACGGCGAATATGGGTGGCGGTGGTGGTGGTGGCGTTTATTTATTTTCACCATCCAGAGAAGGTAAAGCTGGCGGTTCTGGTATCGTCATAATTCGCTATGCAGATACGTACGGCGCGGCTACATCCACTACCGGATCTCCAACCATTACCGTTGCTGGGGGTTATCGCGTGTATACATGGACATCTTCTGGCACAATTACTTTTTAAAATATCATGCAAAATCAAACAATACTTACTGATGAACAACTAGAACAACTAGTTGAAAAAGTCACAGAAAAAGTAATAGAAAATGTTTATATTTCTATTGGGAAAAGTATTGTTAAAAAGTTTTTCTGGATAGTAGGTTTAGGAACAGTTGCTCTTTTTGCATGGTTATCAGGTAATGGACACTTGAAATAATGTTTGGAATAAGTGCTTTTTCGCAGTCTCCCTTCTCTACGCTTGGTGGCGGTGGAGTATTTGAGGTTTCCGCAGAAGTAATTAGCACATCATCTATTACAACAAATGCAATAGCAATTAAGGCTGTAAGTGCAGCTCCTGCTAGTGAATCTTCAATTACATCTTCTGCACTAGTTATTAAATCTGTTCAAGCAGAAATTCAGTCATCTAGTAGCATTCAAGCATCTGTAGCAACAGTTATAACTTGTTCAGCAAATGTATCTTCAGTTTCATTAGTTGATTGCGTTGTTAATTTACAAACAAATACTAGTGCTTTTATAATTGGAAGCACTATTGTTGCTGTTTCTGCAAGATATAAATGGGAAGATGCAAGTTTAATTTCAGAAACTTGGTCAACAATTTCAGATCAATCAGAGATTTGGACTGATGCAACAGATCAATCCGAGTCTTGGACAGTAACTACGCAATGAGGTAAATATGGCTGATACAACAACCACAAATCTAGGTCTTACAAAACCAGAAGTTGGCGCTTCTAGCGATTCATGGGGTACTAAGATAAACACAGACTTTGATCTAGTTGATGCTTTGTTTGACTCTGGTCCTGTACTAAAGCTTGCTAAAGGTGGAACAGGCGCTGCTACTGCGGCTAATGCCCGTACAAACTTAGTAGTGCCTGGTACTGGTACAGACAATGTATATACTGGTAAGCAGACATTTACTGGGTCTACAACTGCTGTAGGTACAAAGTTTGTCAATGCGTTAGAAAAGGTAACTGTTTCTGCTACTGCGGCAACAGGCACTATTGCTTACTACGCAACAACTCAGTCTGTTTTGTATTACACAAGCAATGCTTCTGCTAACTGGACAATAAATATCACAGGTGCAAGCACTCCAGTAACGCTTGATACATTGATGGCAACAGGAGAGTCTATTTCTGTTGTGCATTTGGTTACAAATGGCTCTACTGCTTATTACAACAACGTAATACAGATTGATGGTACAGCTACAGGTGTAACTGTTAAGTGGCTTGGTGGTGTGGCTCCAACTGCTGGTACTGCAAGTGCAATTGACGCATACACATATACAGTAATTAAAACTGGTTCTGCGGCATTTACTGTATTGGTTTCTAAAGCAATTTTTGCTTAAGGTAAATATGCCACTCCTAACAACGATTGCATCATCCTCTACAAGAGCATTTGGTAGCGGCTTGAATAATGGCTATGGTAGTGCTTTATTCACTACTGCTGGTACTTTTTCATGGACTGCTCCTGCAAACGTAACAAGTGTTTGCGTTCTTTGCATTGGTACTGGCGGTAATGGTGCGGGTAATGGTGGAGGCGGTGGCGGTGGTGCATTAGCTTATAAAAATAATATTACTGTTGTGCCAGGCAATTCTTACACAGTAACAGTTGGATCAGGATCAGTATTTCAAGGCGTAACTGCTGGCGATGGGGCTGCTGGTGGTGTAAATGGTGGCGCAGGTGGTACTGCTACAGGCGGTGATGTAAATTATTCTGGTGGTGCTGGTGGTGCAGACCGAGGCTCTGGTGGAGGCGGTGCTGCGGGGTATGGAGGAAATGGCTCTGCTGGCTCTGCTGGCGGCCCTGTTGGTGGTAATCTTGCAGGAGGTGGCGGTGGAGGCGTTGGAATATTAGGTGGCTCTGGGTCTGGCGCTACAGGTGGTGGTGTTGGTGATTCACAAACGGGTGGTACTGCTTCTGTTGGAACAGGAGTATCTGGTGGAGCTAATGGATCTACAAATACTAGGGTTGGAACAAGCAGCTTTGGAGGTAATGGTGGTGCTTATGGTGGTGGCGCTGGCGGTGCTACTAATTCAACAGGTGGCGCTGGCGGTGGTGCGGCTTCCATTGGTGCTGTAAGAATTATTTGGGGTTATGGTCGAGCTTTCCCATCAACACTAACTGGCGATATAAATGGCTAATTTAAGGCAACAGTTAGATACACCTCCAGCTCCGAAGCTTGCTTCATCTGGAGAGTTGTATTCTTCTGCCTTACAGAATCAGAACAATGGCATTCTGAATATATTTTTTATTAAGCTAATTAACTCTTTAAATTCGGTACTTGGTATTCGTGGTGGGCGGTTTATGAATAACCCTTATGGGGCTTTTCAAGATTCAACTGACCAAGTAGCAGCAGACACAACTACAGCCTATCCCGTCACATTCAATACTACAGACTTTTCTAATGGTGTCTCTATAGCTAGTGGCTCAAGAATTACTGTAGCTAATGATGGTATCTGGAACTTACAGTTTTCCATTCAACTAAAAAACACAACCAATAGTGGTCAAGATGTGGATATTTGGTTTCGCAAGAATGGCACAAATATTGACAATTCAAACAGCAGATTTCACCCGCCAGCAAGAAAAGGCTCTGGTGATCCAAGCCATATTATTGCTGCATTGAATTTTTTTGTTGAGATGGCTGCTAATGATTACGTTGAGATTGTGTGGAGAACTGAAAATACTGGTGTAAGTATTGAGCATTTTGGGACAAGCACAAGTCCAACAAGACCAGCAGTTCCTTCAGCAATTGTTACAATAAGTTTTGTATCTAACATATCTGTATAAAGATTTATATCATGGCCTACATTCCTCTCCAGATTCCACCAGGCGTATATAAGAATGGTACAGATTACCAATCTAAAGGACGTTGGAACTTTTCAAACCTTGTTCGTTGGTTTGAGGGAACAATTCGTCCTATTGGTGGATGGCGTAAGCGTACAGAAACACAATTAACTGGTTCAGCCCGTGGCTTAATTAATTGGCGTGATAACAATAACAATAGACGTATCGCAATTGGTACACATTCAAAATTGTATGCTTTAAGTGAATCTAATACTTTGACAGACATTACACCATCCAGTTTGGTTGTTGGTGATGCAAATGCTGTGTCAAAGATTGGCTATGGTTACAGTACATACGGGAGCTATGCTTATGGTGTACCTAGACCTGATATTGGTGCTATTTCTCCTGCTACAACATGGAGTTTAGACACATGGGGTGAATATTTGGTTGGTTGCTCAACAAAAGATGGAAGACTTGTTGAGTGGCAATTAAACGTAGCAAATGATGCCGTTGCCATTACAAATGCTCCTACCAGTTGCACAGGACTGATAACTACTCAAGAACGATTCTTATTTGCCTTGGGTGCTTCTGGTAATCCTCGTAAAATTGCTTGGTCTGACCAAGAAAACAATACTGTTTGGACTGCTCAAGCTACCAATCAAGCGGGTGACTTTGAGCTAACCACTATTGGTTCTTTGCAATGCGCTAAACGCATTCGTGGAGCTACCATACTGTTTACTGATGTTGATGTCCATACGGCTACTTATATTGGACCACCATACGTTTACAGTTTTGAGCGTATTGCATCATCTTGTGGTGTTATTTCCAAACAAGCAGTAGCAGCTACTGACAGTTCATGTATTTGGATGTCTCAATCAGGCTTCTGGATATTTGATGGTTTTGTAAAGCCACTTCAGTCTGACGTTGGCGACTATGTATTTACTAATTTAAATACTACCCAAGCATCTAAGATTTATGCAGTTCATATATCTGCTTATGGTGAGATTTGGTGGTTCTATCCTAGTGCTGGTAGCAATGAAGTTGATTCCTATGTAAGCTATAACTACAGGGAAAATCATTGGGCGGTTGGCACTTTGGCTCGTACTTGCGGTACAGATCGGGGTATCTTCAGCAATCCTATTATGGTTTCTGCTGATGGCTATATTTATGAGCATGAAGTAGGTAATGCTTATGATTCTCAGACCATATTTGCTGAGTCTGGACCAGTTGAATTGGGTGCGGGTGATCGTGTTTTAAGCCTTAATGGACTTGTTCCTGATGAAAAGACATTGGGCGATGTGAAGGCTAGATTTAGTACTAAGTTTTACCCAACTGGTACAAAATTCGACTATGGCCCATATACTATGGCTAATCCAACGTCTTTTCGGATTACTGGTAGACAGATAGCTGTAAAGATTGAAGGTAATACATTATCTGATTGGCGACTTGGAACTATCAGATTTGATGGTAAGTCGGGTGGTTTAAGATAATGGAACACGATACTGAAGATTGGCGTGGATTAAGAAACGCTAAACTGCTAGAATGGTTTGGTGGCAACCAGAGTGCCGTAGACTTTTTGGTCGCTTTGTCAGGAATAGCCGAGTTATGGGATGACTTGGTAGACAAAGATAAAGAGCCTACAAGAAAAGACATAGATATTGTCTTTTGGAACGCTTTGGTGACGCTACCTACAAATGAGTTCTTCAATGCTAATAAGGCATTTTTAATACCGTTAGTGATCCAGAGTATAAATGCTTGGCAAGACTCTGTAGAACTTGAAAATGGTAATACAAATGACAGGGCCTATGCGCTCACATTGCGTATTATTTCATTACAAATCGCACCAATGATAGTCTTATTGCTTAGAGGACAAGAAGCAATGAGAGATGTTAGTACGGATATGTGGCGATATTTTACGTCACATGATGATGCAATTAAATGGATACAAGGGGAATAATATGTCTCTAGGTGGTGGAAGCTCAAGTCAACAACAGTTGGATCCCCAACTACGGGATGCTTTTTTAACTAATCTACAAGGCGCACAAAGCGTTTCTGGTGGATTAAAAGCTCGTCAATTTGAAGGCTTTACAGCAGATCAACTTGATTCATTTAGAGCTGGACGTATCTTTGCAGATCCAAATAGTCCACAAATGAAGCAACTTGGTGAAGCTAATAGGATTGCTACTGATGTTAGTAACTACATACCAGAACAAGTATCATCCCGTGATGCAAGAACATACTTAGCTAATGCTTCTCAACTTGGTAGAGGAGATATTAGAAATGTTACTAATCAAGGTGTTACTGGTCAACAAGTTACAACAGAAGCTTTAGGTCAAATTGCACCACAAGCTAGAGCAAACATTCGAGATGTAAATGCTGGTTCATTTTTAAACCAGAATATCCAAGCGTATATGAATCCATATACACAAGCAGTTACTCAACAAAGTTTGTCTGATTTAGAGCGTTCACGTCAACTTGAACAACAAAGAACTGCTGCTCAAGCTACTGCGTCTAAAGCTTTTGGTGGATCTCGTCAGGGTGTTGCAGAGGCTGAAACCAATCGTGCCTATGGTGAGAATGCAGCTCGTTTGCTTGCTCAACAAAATGCCGCTGGTTATGAGGCTGCACAAAGAGCTTCTGAGGCTGATTTGGCTCGTTCTATGCAAGCACAACAACTTAATCAAGCTCAAGACTTGGCTACAACTCAGCAGTCTTTGCAGTTGGCAGGTCAGTTCGGTTTGGCTAATCAAGACGCAGCATTACGTGCCGCACTTGCTAATCAAGGTATTGATTTGTCTGTTGGTCAGCTCAATACACAAAATGCACAGCAAGTTGCATTGGCTAATCAAGCGGCTCAAAATCAGATGGGGCAGTTTAATGCTGCTAATTACTTACAAGCTGCATTAGCAAATCAAGGTGCGGGATTACAAGCTAATCAACAGCGTTTGGGTGCTTCAGGACAAGTTGCAAATATTGCAGGTCAAGGCCAACAAATGGGATTTGCAGGTGTCAATCAACTTGCTCAACAAGGTGCATTGCAACAAGGATTCTCACAACAACAGTTGGATGCCATCCGCAATCTCCCATTGGAACAACAACAGATTATCAATCAAGCATTGGGTATCAATGTTGGTGGTGGATCTGGTGCTCAGTCAACATCTACTTCACGCCAAGGTTTGCTTGGTTTGCTTGGAATTGGTTAAGGAGTAAATTATGCCTTTTGATATTGGATTATTATCTGAAGCCGCATTAACAGGCTTGTCTGATGCTGAAAAAACAGCTATGCAAAAGCAAGCTACTCAGCAGTTTCTAATTGGTAGTTTGTTAAGCGGAGATCCTGGTGTTGGCTTCAAGTCAGCATCTGATATTCCGTCTACTGCAATCACAATGCAAGATATGTTGCGTAAGAGCCAACAAGCTCAAGCAGATCAAGCGGCTTTAGAAGGCTTCCGAGCCAAGTACACGCCTACTAGATTCCAAGAAGCAAACCCTGAGTACATGGGTCCTGTTATGCCCGAACAATTGGCACAACAAGAGCAAATTAAAGGTGCTAGAGCGCAAGGCTTACCATTTAATATACAAAATGCTTTGCAAGATATTCTTGCATTGCCTAGTGCTTCACAAAGCTCAATGCTTGGAACAGTTACTGCTTTGCAACCAAAGATGCAACCAAGTGGCATATTGTTAAATCCTAATATGCAAGCAATTGGTGGAATTCCAACTTTTGATGCTAAATCTGGTTTAGTTTCAAGACCTGTCGTACAAGGTGGAAATGTAGATTTTAATGTTTCTGCTGCACCAGGATATGGAAAAGCTGTTGAGCAAAATATAACGTACACTCCGCTGCCTGGTGAAAAGCCTCTTTATGATAGAGCAGGTAATTTAGTTGGTGTGCAAAACCTGAATGGTTCAATTCAATCATTGCAAGAACGTGAAACTGCTAAAGCAATTGCTGGTACTTTTGGTCAAGTTGAGCAAGTGGTTAATCAAGTTACACAACAAAAACAACCAAAATCACGTGCAGAATTGCTAGGTTATACAAAACCTGCTGGTGCTACAGTTGGTGGCGCAGGTGCTACTACAGGCGCAGGTGGTGGATTTGTTTCTGAGCTTTCTCCTGCACAACAAGCAGTCAATCTTGCGACATCAAAAAATTATAGCAAATTTACAGAAATTGCTCTTGATGCGGCATTGACAGTTGGAGATCGTAAGACTTCTGCTGAATATTTGTATAACGCTGCTGAACAACTTGACCCAAATAAACTTACAGAGTTTTTTGCTACAGGCGCATCTTATATGCGGGCTATACCTGGTGTTGGCGATAAATTTGATTCATTTGTAGGCAATGTTAACTTGCTAAACAAAACACGATCTGAAGGTGTTTTGAAAGGCTTAGGAAACATTAAAGGCAATGCTAATGCGTTTGAAGGTGGCATTGTTGATAAGGCCACAACTGGCGTAACTGATCCTAAGTTTGTTACCAAGTATGTGTCTGCTTTGGAGATTGCTGCAGCAGATAAAGATGATGCTCGTCAGAGATTCATTGATGCTTATACTGGTGATCCAAAGTCTATATATACGGCATGGGCTAACTCACCAGACAATCCTCGTTTGTACAACCATCCAAAGGTTAATCAGTTCCTTAATGAGCAAATTGCCACAAATCCATCTGCACCCGTTTTGCCTTCTGGATTTCAACTTGTTCAAAGTAAATCTGGTAAGTATGGAATTAAAAAGCCAGATGGTACAGTAATGCCAGTAGGCCAATAACATGGCAACTAAAGACGAAATCTTTGCTTTTGCTGCTGAAGAAGCAGAACGCCAGGGTGTTCCTCTTTCTTTGGTACAAGGTGTTGTTCAAGCTGAATCTGGCGGTGCTTTCAACGCTATAGGGCCACAAACAAGATTCAATGATCGTGCCTATGGACCTATGCAGTTGATGGGTGCTACTGCTAAAGATCTAGGTGTTAATCGCATGGATTGGAGAGATAACATCCGTGGTGGTGTTAAATATCTAGGCCAATTAACAGAACGATTCCAAGATCCTACTTTGGTAGCGGCTGCTTATAACGCTGGCCCAGGTAATGTTGAGAAGTATGGTGGTGTTCCTCCATTTAAGGAAACACAAAACTACGTTAAGAAGGTGGTAGGTATGGCTCAAAAAGATGATGAACAATGGTCACCAGTTACTGGTATCACTCAACAGAAAGCACCAACTGATGAATGGACTCCAGTAGCGGGTATTGGTGTTCCTTTGGCTCAGCAACAACCACCTAAATCTGGTGGAAGCCAGTTTATGCAAGATGTTTCAGCAAGCTTTAACCCATTAGATGTATTGCGTGGTAAGACTACTGGTGGACAATTAATATTTGGTGCTGCCGACTTGATGGCTCAAGGAATTAAAGGTGGTTTAAGTAAGCTTGGCTTGTCAGATGAATACCTTGGCATTGATCGCACCAAACAACAACCAGTTGCCGCACCAACTCCATCTGTAAGTGACATTTTAAAAGGCACGTATAAAGTTGCCACAGAGCGTCCAGGATTGCTTGTTGGTGGCATGGCTACTGGCTTGCTTGATCCTACTAATTTATTGTTGCCAGGGGCTATGCAGAAATCTATTGTTTCTGCAACACCTACTGCATTGATGCAAGCGGCTCCTAGAACTGTTGCATTGGCTCAGAATGTTGCTACTGGTGGCACTACTGCCGCATTAACATCTGCTGCAGCGCAACAAGCCAATACTGGAACTATCAATCCTGCTCAAGTTATTAATGAGGCGGCTGTAGGTGGTATTTTGACTGTTCCTACGGCTACTGTTAGTGCATTGACTACGCCTAAAGCGCCAGCTCAATTAACTCAGGCTCAATTGGTTGCTGAACGTGCTATTGCTCAAGGCGCTACTTTGCCACCTACTCAAGTTAATCCATCAATGCTAAACAAATTGCTTGAAGGGTTCTCTGGCAAACAACAAACTGGTCAAGTTGCGTCTATTAAGAATCAAGAATTAGGCAATGTACAAACTCGTAAATTTTTAAATCTTGCACCTGATACGCCAGTTGACTTAAATGCTCTACAAAATTTTAGGGCTGAAAAAGGTTTAGCATATGAAGCTTTAAAAGCTAACCCAACATACTATGCAGATAGACCATTTATTACTGATATAAATAAAAAAACTACTGAATTACAAAAATTAGCTAATACAACCGATGTCACAGCAGAACTCAGAGTTTTAAATGGCTTAAAACAAATGAATTTTGATGGTACTGGCATTGTTGAACAAATGAAGCGCCTAAGATACGATGGCGAATCTAATGTTATGTCTGCTGACCCAGCAAACAGAAGTCTTGGTCAGGCTCAAAAGTTTGCTGCTAAACAACTTGAAGAATTAGCGGCGAGAAATCTTAAAAACTTTGGTCAAAATGATGTTTTTGATAACTTTAAAGAAGCTCAAAAAGCTATTGGTAAAAGTTACACAATTGAAAAATCTTTAAATCTTGTAACTGGTGATGTTTCACTTGCAAAACTTGGACAACGTGCGGCAGCAGGAAAGATTGTTCCAAGCGAATTAGAGACATTAGCAAATGCCGCTGCCGCATATCCAACTGCATTCCAAAATGTAGCTCGAATTGGTAGTGTTCCTGGCATCAGCCCATTAGATGTTGGAGCCGCAGGTGTTGCCGCTGCTTCAGCAAAGAATCCTAGTTTGCTTGCTACTGTATTGGGTAGACCAGCAGTAAGAGCAGGAATCACTAGTCCAGTATTCCAACGCAATATGTTGCCTAGTTCGCAACCACAAGCGCCAGGACTGTTAAACAGAGTAACTTCCAATCCATTGACAAACTATGGATTAGGTCAGTTGCCTGAGTATGGTACTGAGCGTTTCTTGCTTCCTAGATAACATGAAAGACTGGCTGCTTGCAACAATTGCGGCAGTCGGTATGGTTGCCCTTATCGTTTGGTCATTCTCAGTAATTATCTGGGTATGGAGTTAATTAGTTTTTTACTGGCTGTATCTATTGAGTACAGGTGTGTCAAGTGGATGTGGGTTGGGGATGTGTACAACCGAAAAGTCTACTGTATTGAATGGAAGAAGGTAGAAAAGAAATGATCCCTATAGATCCAATGACGGCTTTAGCGGGTATTCAATCCGCTATTAGCATGGTCAAAAAGGCAAGTAAGGTTGCCAATGACTTAGGCTCACTTGCACCTATGATTGGTAAGCTGTTTGATGCAAAGTCAACTGCTACCAAGGCCATGCTTCAAGCTAAACAGTCTGGCAAGGGTTCCAACATGGGCACGGCTTTGCAGATTGAGATGGCTTTAGAGCAAGCTAGAGCGTTTGAGGAAGAGTTAAAGATGCTCTTTATGCAAACAGGCAAGATCGATGTCTGGAACAAGATTAAAGCCCGTCAAGCAGAGATGGACTTGGCTGATGCCAAAGAGATAAGTGCATTGAAGGCAGAAGCAAAGAAAGCCAAAGAGAAAGAGCAAGAACAACTAGAGATTGGTTTGGCAATAGGTGGAATATTCTTTGTTTTGTTTTTAGTCTTTGTTGGCGTAAATGAGTTGATGGAATTCTGTGCAACTACTCGTAGATGTGGCAGATGAATGAGTACCAAAAGACCTTTGACTTATGCCTAAAGATATTCGTTTACGGATGTGTGGCTTTATACGCCCTTGGTTTTCTGAAGTTTTTGCCTGACGATTTGTCGGACAAAATTGTTAATCTCCTACTTGGAAAGATTGGACTGTAATGCTATCTCTATTTTCTACACTTGGTGGTTTGCTAATTTCTGGCTTACCAAAACTACTAGACTTTTTCCAGAACAAAGATGACCAAAGGCATGAGTTAGCTTTGGCTAGGGTTCAAGTAGAACTACAACTACAGATGATGGCTCAAGGGTTTAAGGCTCAAGAGCGCATGGAGGAGATTCGCACAGACCAGATTGCCATGCAAACAGATGCCCAGATGACTGAGGCTGCTTTAAAGCATGATGAGAAAATCATGGAAAGAGCAAGCACTTGGGTAGTGAACTTTGTAGGTACTGTAAGACCTATTGTGACTTACATATTTATCTTTGAGTTGTGTGCAATTAACGCATGGATTGCCTATTACGTTTACAGCAGACCTAGTTTGGTTAACAACATGGATGACTTGATTCGGGTTACTGACGTTATTTTCTCTAGCGATGAAATGGCAATGCTTGGAGGAATTATCGGGTTTTGGTTTGGCTCACGTTCATGGGCTAAGAAATGAAAATCAGCGAAAAAGGCGAACATCTGATGCACTTCTTTGAAGGCTACAGAAACAAGCCTTATCGGTGTTCTGCTGCCATTTGGACTGTCGGGTGGGGTCACGCTATGTATGCAGACCAATTAGCCTTGCCAAACGTGCGTAAAGAGGGTTACACAGGGCTTATCAGGTCTGACTATCAACTAAAAGGGGAAGACAATCGTGTCTGGTCTAAAGATGAACTGGTCAATCTGTTCAAGGTTGACATCAATACTTTTGAACGTGGTGTTCTTCGACTTTCTCCTAATCTTGCTAGTCATCAAAGCAAATTCGACGCTGTTGTCTCTTTTGCGTACAACGCAGGGTTAGGGAACTACCAAAGGTCAACCATCCGCATGAAGGTCAATCGTGGTGATTGGGATGGGGCAGCCGAGGCTTTTATGTCGTGGACTAAGGCGGGTGGCAAAGAGGTTTCTGGGCTTGTCAAAAGACGCAAAGCTGAAGTAGTTTTGTTTTTATCTTAAATTAAATTGTCATAAATACTGTATAAGGTGTTGTAATGTCTAACATTCCTACGCCAGAACACGCAGAACTGTTCGCACAAAGTGTCAAAAAGTGGCAACAAGTGCTGAGTTTGGGTGATTGGAGAATAGAGAGAGGAAGCAAGGCGGCGAAGTCTGCTATGGCTTCTGTTGAGTTCACTCCTGCTGCAAGACTTGCTGTTTATCGTTTGGGTGATTTTGGTGCTGAGAAAGTCACTCCAGAATCTCTGGATCAGACTGCTTTGCATGAGTTACTTCATGTGTTTCTACATGACTTAATGACTGTGGCACAAGACCCCAAATCATCTCAAGATGAGATTGAAATGCAAGAGCATAGGGTTATCAATTTGCTAGAAAAGCTATTGTTTAAGGATTCCAATGGGCGCTCATAATGAAACCTGTACTGACATGGAGTTCATCCAGTTATGGGGTCAACTTCAATCTGCACAAAGAATGGCAGAACACCTTGGTATAAATAACAGGGCAGTTCATTTACGCAGAAGGTGGATTGAAAAAACCTACAACATGACCCTCAATGCGAAAGACCATAGAGGGGATTTGTATAACAAAAACAGACCCAAGTCTTTCTCTCCTTTAAAACAAGTAGAACTTGGCATCCTAGATGGGACTGTCATAGTCTTCTCAGATGCTCACTTCATACCTAGTCAACGAACAACAGCATTTAAAGGGCTTTTGTGGGCTATCCAAGAGTTCAAGCCCAAAGCTATCATCTGTAATGGGGATGCTTTTGATGGTGCGTCTATATCAAGACACGATGTAACTGAACAACCATCGACTACTGTTATTCAGGAACTAAAGGCTTGTCAGGGTGCATTGGGTGAGATAGAAGAGGCCGCTAAAGCAGCAAGGAACAATGTAAAGCTACTGTGGACATGGGGTAATCACGATGTTAGATTTGGTAATCGTTTAGCTCAACACGCACCACAATTTAAAGAAGTATTGGGTTTTAAACTGACAGACCACTTCCTTGATTGGGAGTTCTGTTGGGCGGTATGGCCTACTGAGGATGTGATTATCAAACACCGATACAAGGGTGGTGTTCATGCTACTCATAACAATACAGTAAACGCTGGTGTGTCAATAGTTACTGGACACTTGCATAGCCTTAAAGTCACTCCATTTAACGACTACAACGGGATTAGGTATGGTGTAGATACAGGGACTTTAGCTGAGACTGATGGCCCACAATTTACCTATGCTGAGATAAATCCCAATAACCACAGATCAGGCTTTGCGGTGCTTAATTTCTTTAATGGACAGCTACTATGGCCTGAGTTAGTCCACAAGTTTGATGAGGACATGGTTCAGTTTCGGGGTGAGGTTGTTGATGTAGGTGCATTTTGAGTGCTTGGCTAATCATCCTCACGGGGGCAATCTATGCCTATATCGCTGGTGAACAGCTCTGGAAAGATAATCCACACATGGCTATTGTGTATGCGGGTTATGCCTTCTCAAATGTCGGGCTGTACTTATTAGCTAAGTAGAATCCTTTTGGAACACTCCGTTGGGCAAAAGAGTACCCCTACGATTCTTGATCTGATCGTATGCTATTTCCATACAGTCTACCAGATTGATGTCCTGAAGAGCGCAGTAGTTAATAAGACAGACCATGACATCACCAACAGAATCCACAATAGCTTCTTTATCCTTTTTAATTGTGGCATCTGCTAGTTCTCCTATTTCAGAGACAGCCTTGAGTAGCTGAGACTCTGGGTTGCTATTAGGAATGATCTTACGTGCTTCAGACCATTGCAAAATCTTTATTTCAATTGCTGCATAACTCATTTCTTTTCCTTAAAGTATTTTCAATTTGGTCAAGAGTCTCATGGTCAACATAAGAGCAAAAATAAACAAACTCATCTGCTGTAAAACCTTGCCATCTATGTTTTGGGGCTTTTAATACAGACTTAATATCTTTGACTGTTTTGACCAATGATTCAGATGGATCATCCATTTTTGATAGCCATTCAAGTTCTTTCAAAGCAGAACGCAATACAGTATTCTTATTCATCTCACTCTCCTTAAAGGCTCTTGATATTTCTCTGGTGGTGGTGGAAGCATTTTCTCTGAGGGTGGAGTCCATCCATGCTTTCTCCAAATAGCCTGGACATCTGAACCTGATTCCCATTTGAAATCTTTGTTTGGCATAGATGGATAACTAATCTTTGAATACGGAGGTTTTTCTATCATTATTTCGCTTTCATCACTCGTTGGTTTCTGCCAAATTTGCCACGTTTGACACCCGTTACTTCAATTAAATCCTTGTCTAGTAAAGCACGATACCTTGCTGTTATAGAGGAATATGGGTAGTTTGGATACATCTCTAGTATCTCGTCTGAGATACACCCGTCTGGATGGCTCTTAATGGCCTCATAAACAAGACTTTCTAGCTTGGTGGTATCAACTGCTTGAGCCGCTTGATGGCTCGTTGTGGGGTCTTGGTTTCTGACCAGCTTAAATGGTGCAGTACCAAAGAATCTTTCCATTGATTCTTTTATTCCGTTTATGTAATTCATCATTAACTCCTATTGGGTGAGGGGAAAACTGCTCGTCTGCAAGCTAGGAAAATCCTTTGCACAGCTCTCCCCTCGGGTTTATATTAACTTAAAAAGGCATATCCATGTCATCAAATGCTGAATTCTTAGGACTTGCTTTTGGGGGAGCTTGTTGCTCTTTTGGTGAAAGGGCTAGTCCCATGAACTTGCCGCCCTTGCCTTCTTTAATCCATGCAGATAGCCAGAAGTCCTGACCATTTACAGTAATGTTTCCCTTGTAATCGGGGTGGTTTGGTATTTCTTTTTTGTCGTTCTTGAACAGAACACCAGAGTTATCACGCTTTTCCATATTAACCTTTCGCATTCTTTAATGCACTTCTTACTTTACTAGGAAGCAAAGTCCATAGAGCGACTTTTTGTTCGCTATCTAGGTTCTCTGATTCCAACTTTACCCAAGCTGTCTTAGGTTCTTCCTTCTCGCAGATAGCAATTAATTCCATTGCTAATTCTCTGAGATAATTCTGCTCATCTTCTGGGATGCTATCCATTGCACCTTGTGTTGGCGTAATCACAGGGGCTTGCTTCTCTTCTCTTACTGGCGGGGAAGCATCTATTGCGTCATGCTCACAAATTTCCAAGGCTGATACATATAAGTACCTCCGAATGTAAGAAATCACAGCGCCCAAATTTTGTATGGGATGACAACCTTTGAGGTTAGCTTCTGCCATAGGAGCCGTCAGAACGAGCTGAGAGCCATCATCTGTATCTGTGATACACATGGTAGCTAAATCTTTATCAAAAGAAATTACGCTACATAAACCCAAATTATAAAAGATTGTGTTTATTGTTGGCAGAAAGTCGCTAAGTTCAAAGTACTGATAGCCTGCAAACTTGTTGTGGCCTGACTTCTTTAGTGGAGCCGCTTGCAAGGCAATCCTTGCTTGTGTTAGTTTTTTATGTACACCCATGATATTTCCTTATGTATTTCCATCTAGTTCAGCATTAATGATTTCTTTTTGATCCTCAATATCTAAGTCTTTAAACTCGATAAAGTGGTTTTCATCGCAACAAGACCAGCTTTCGCCTTTTGGTTCTAAGCAATAGCAGCAGTACGGAATGTCTGCAAATTGATCTCTGTACTGTTCAAACAATGTCTTCATATTCACTCCTGTTTGTTTATTAAAATGTGGGTTTTTTGTTGCCCACATCCATAATGTGCCACAACATTTTATCTTTTTATATTAGGATAAACCCTAATAGACAGACTTAAAAACAACACTACCATTTGCGTATGAACATCGAACAAATTGAACAAACTTGTGCAGAGACATTGCTTGATTACGCAATCACAATGGCTAATGCTTACGTAACCGAACCAGAGGACTTCAATGCCGCAGTTGTAGCTTTGCTTTGCAGAACACTAGAAAACCACATAAACCGCCCTATCAACATCCAGGAACTTTACCAATGACCCAAGAAGCAGTTATCAGAGCATTACAAAATGGACCACTTACGTCCTACCAAATAGAAGACTTAACTGGCATACCAAGACTGTCTATTGCAGCTTGTTGCACAAAAATGAGCTACAAGAAGAAATTAAAAATTGGAAAAATTAAGATGGGCCGTTCTTGGGTTTCTCAGTACACTTTAGCGCCACACATGATTGAGGCTGAAAAGGTGGAAGAGCCTCGTGATCTGCTAAACCCGTTTGACATCAGAAACGCACAAGGAATCTTTACCAAGGCTGAGTATGCTTCTATGAACGCCCAGGCTGTTCGTTTGTTTGGCAGAAAACCAACAAACGAAATTACCAACAATCAATTTATTTGATACAATGTTTTGAAACACGGCTAGGTTGGGGGTAGCTACCCAACTGAAGAGAGAACTCCCCTCCTGCCGCAGTTTCTTTTTGGGAGATTTGCGGAGAAGTGCCATGCACTATTACAAATTTAACATTGCGGATTATCGTAAAGATACTGGTCATTTATCAACCATTGAACATGGCATCTATCGCCAGTTGATTGATTGGTATTACCTTGATGAACAACCAATTCCAGAGGAAACCCAAATGGTTATCAGGCGCTTACGTTTGGGTTCTGACGAGGTTATTTTTCTTCAAAATGTGTTGTCAGATTTCTTTGTTTTAGGCAAAAAAGGATATGAACACAAACGCATTGAAGTAGAGATTAAAGACTACCATGAGCAAGTTGAGAAAAACAAGAACAACGGGAAGCTAGGCGGTAGGCCAAAGAAAACCCAGTCGGTTATTTCTGGGTTGCCAGATGAAAGCCAAAATAACCCTAACCATAAACCACTAACCATTAACCATAAACCAATTAAAGAGAACAAGAAAGGCTCACGCCTATCTCAAGATTGGTTTCTCAATAAATCAATGGGAGATTGGGCTATTCAGGAAAGACCTGACATAGATGTTCGTCAAGTTGCTGAACAATTTAAAGACTATTGGATATCTCAACCTGGTCAAAAGGGTGTTAAGTTGGATTGGGATGCTACTTGGCGTAATTGGGTTAGAAACACCAAAGCTGTTAAGCCAAATCCCTATGACGTTGGTAGGACCACAGTCCCTTCAAAGAATGAGCCTAACCTTGCTTTGATAAAGATTGAGGAAGACGCAAAAAAAGCCGCACCTATTCCGCTAGAAGTATTGGCTAGGATGGCTCAAATAAGGCAAAAAGCATGAACTACTTTGAAGCCATGAGACTGCTAGACAGAGTTAAGGAAGGCGTACCATTTCCGATACATCTGATAAACAAAGCATTGGAGTTAACTGGTGACTTGGAGCAGACGTAACATTCAAGGCCCGAGCGATAGAGTGATCCTAGAGCAAGCAGAAGCAAGGGAACTTTACCGCACTTGGGAGACAAACAAAGATAGAGACTTTGTGCGTGGCAGACTTGAGAGAGCCGAAAGAATCTATGGCATAGGTGCTAGAGACAGAATCCGAGAATACATGAACCGAATTAAAGATGGAACACTTCTATGAGATATGCCGCTAGAGTTGATGCTAACCAAGAGCAAATCGTGTCTGCATTGAGGGCTGCTGGCGCTTACGTGTGGATCATTGGTCTGCCAGTTGATCTGTTGGTTGGATACAAGGGTCACACCTTTCTGGTTGAGATCAAGACAAACTCTAAAAAGAAGTTTACTAAGCTACAAACAGACTTTTTTGAGAATTGGGCTGGTGGCACATTGGCAAGGATTGACAACCCAGAAGCAGCATTGAGAATGATCGCAACATTAGGGTAAGTCCCTATGGTATTACACAAACAATTAGGTAAGATTTAATTTTTAACAGGAGTAAATTATGAACACATGGGAATTTGACACAACAGTAGGTGCAGGTAGCGAAGTCGTAACAGTCGTTTACGAATACGAGCAAGACCAAGACTCAACCTACAACGAATCCATTAGAGAGATTTGGTTCGAGGGACGTGATGTCATTGGCATTCTTTCTGATGAGCAGTTTAAAGAGCTAGAGATGGAGGGAGCCATGCGGTTCCAGTATCACAAGCTGAACTACAAGTTGGAGGATGTATGAATAGATATTCAATGGCAAATGCAATTAAAAATAAAATTGCAAACAGAAATCCGCTTTACTTGCCAGATGAAATTGCAGACATGATGGGTGTTGGTCGTTCAACTTTAAAACATCATGCAAGTTGGGATAGGCATAACTTCCCAAAACCTAAACTTATAACTGCTGGAAAGAAGTTTTACGATAAAAATGAAGTTATTAAATGGTACACAAGTAGGCAAGAAAAACACCGCCTTCAAATTTTAGCTGAACAAAGAAGACGAATGCCAATTAACAACACAGAAGATTTAATTGCTTTTCGTATATTTGAAACCAGAACAAATTTAAAACTTACCCGTAAAAATTTGGGAGAAATGATTGGCGTAACAGAATCTGCAATTGCTCATTGGGAGACATTTGACGACATCAAAACAAGAACTCAACCAAAACTAAAGACTTTTATAAAGTTGGCAGAAATTACTGGTGTTGACCTGAATTATTTGATGGCTAAAGACGAAGTTCAATCTAAAGCTAAAAAAACATTACGCAAGCAAGCCATGATTGCAGCGCAAGAAGCGGAGCAAAAAACAAATGATTGAACCATACAAACTAGAAAGATGGATTGAACGAGTAGTTTGGAAAAACTTGGCAATTGATACGTTTGAACAGAATGGTGATTGCCGTCTTGTTTACTATGCTTTGTTTAGGTGCATAGAGTTGTACGAACATAACTATGAAGTCTGATGAATTAATTATGAAAAAAGAACTTTTGATTGGTTGTGGGTCTAACCACACAAAGAAAATGGCAGTAGATGGAACGCCAAACTTTGATAACCTAACCACTTTGGACTACAACGCTGACCACAATCCTGATGTTTATTGGGACTTGATGAGTCTTCCTTTGCCATTCAAAGACAATGAGTTTGATGAAATCCATGCTTATCAGGTGCTAGAACACCTTGGACAACAGGGCGACTACAAGCTATTCTTTGCTCAGTTCTCAGAGTTCTGGCGACTTCTTAAGCCAAATGGTCATTTCCTTGCGACCTGTCCATCAAGGAGTTCAGTCTGGGCTTATGGTGATCCAAGCCATACAAGAATCATGCAGCTTGAACAACTGGTGTTTCTATCCCAAGATGAGTACAAGCGTCAGGTTGGTA